CTACGACGACACTTCGTGTCCTAACCCCATATGGCACAATGACTGAGTTCGTCCCAACTCCATAACGGCGATACCTAACCCTTATGCCTCATAGCGACGTTAACTATATAGAGCACTATACCTTAACAGCCCTATACCTTAACAGCCCTATAGAGACTTGACCAACACGACATGACTGATACTTAATAGTAGACTCAGTATATAGAGACCCATGGGACAAGACCGGACATATCGACTAAGCCGAAGGCCTAGGCCTCATGTGTAGGGTTAGCACTTCGTGCTTGACATGGTCCTTAGTGACTCAGTGTGTCACGTGGTTATAGTGGCTTGGGACGAAGCCGGTCATGGTAGGTAGTTGATATGATTGACTGAACCATGACTGAGTGTCTACTTTAGATACGCGTGTCATGTATACTGTTTTGACGGTGTGTCCTGGTCGTGTGGGACACTCGGTGTAAGTCACTGAAGGTCCTAATAAATCCCGTCTATCGGGGTATTAAGGGGACAAAATGTATACCATATCATACCCCGACATACAAACACATTCATAATTTCCAAAATCATATTATCATAAAATTTTCCCATATACTTTTACCAGAATTTCGACCCCTATATAGGCTATAAAATTTTTCCCATACTAAATCCTGGAAATCGTCCTTCCTATCGGCCTGTGTCACTTCTTAGTGAATTTGACAATCAATCTCAGGCATGGTATACTGGTTAGGTATGGAATTTAAGACTTATTATATGTTCCAGGTGAGCATAAATTCAGGCCAGATTGTTGAACTTGAACGCTCGTCTTTTGGATGGGTTAAATCCAATAGATTAGTGAACGGCACAATATTTGAGAGCTCACTTCCTTCCGACAGTATAGGAGGAAATACCCTTATGTTTGTTATTAAAGGGCAGAAGTGTACCAAAGATGAATATAATCAAGAACTTCGAAGAATACAGTTCAATGAAAGTATTATGGAGGCTTTAAAGAAATGATATGTTAATATCAGAATTAAAACCTAACAGCCGTATACATGTAGAAGGTAAATGGCGGACTCTAGAAGAGTACTTAAAGTATAGAAATTTGACCAAAGAAGAATGGATTTCTGAGAGAAAATCACTTGACCAGGAATTCGCTAAAAAACAAAAGGAAACCCCTAAAATGAAGAACGGTTTAATAATACCAAGAATATTACTATTGCTATGTTCAAAAAGAGTAATCTTAAATGACTAAGTTAAAAGAATACTCCTACATTGACATATACTACGGTCTTTCTTGCTTGCCTCATGGTCCATGGATGTTAGCTTTTGAACAGGAAACTGGCTTACCCGCTAACGGTATAATAAAAGGCTTTGATCCTCACAATAACATTTATTTACTGCACGGTATACAATATAGTAAAGAAGAGCATGAAGCGGAACTTCGAAGAATACAGTTTAATAATTCAATCAATGAGGCTTTAAAATGAAACTCGTTAAAATGATCCAAATCAGACATGAGTCCTATGATGGTAAAATCTCAAATATCCATTTGGACTTGAATCACATTGTCTCGGCCCGTGAAACACTTTATCCCTGTCAGTTCCTGGTTCTTCTAAAGAACGGTCACTCATTACTTTCCCTGGATGACCCATTCAAAGTGAATCCTGTAAGTCATTTAGAACTCGAACTTCCTTTAATCGATGCCAGGTCGGCTACGGATAGATTATGATTATAAAAAAACCAATGCTAGCTGGAACTTTAACTGACCTAAGTAAACTTAAGTATCCGTTGTTGGTAACCCCTAAGTTAGACGGTATACGGTGCCTTGTAATAAGCGGTGCCGCTTTATCTCGTAAGTTGTTACCGATCCCCAATAAATATATCCAAGATATCCTCAAAAGCTTGCCAGATGGCTTAGATGGGGAATTAATAATTCCAGGCGCTACTTTTAATCAGATACAATCTGCCGTTATGTCAGTAGACGGTAAACCAAATTTTGTATATGTGATTTTTGACTATGTTAAATCTAATAATCCTAAAGACTTAAAAGCCCCCTATACTACCCGGATGATGGAATTATCATCCTTACCCATTGACTTTAATCATATTTCAAAACTATTCCCTACCAGGGTATTATCCGAATCTGAGCTTATAACGGCTGAGGAGACATTCCTGTCTCAGGGTTATGAGGGACTCATGATGCGCAGTCTCAGTTCACCTTATAAATTTGGTAGGTCCACTGAAAAAGAACAGTTCTTATTGAAGATGAAGCGTTTCGAAGATTCTGAGGCAATAATTATAGGCTTTGAAGAACAGTTGACTAATTTAAACGAACTCACCAAAGATGAACTTGGACATGCAAAAAGATCATCCCATAAAGAGAATCTAATTAGCAATGGTTTACTAGGAAAATTCCTAGTCCGTGAAGTCGGCAATACCCCATGGAAGGGTCAGGAATTTGCTATAGGATCGGGCAAAGGACTAACCGATAATTTGAGAGCTCTCATATGGACCGACCGAGAGCACTACCTAGGTAAACTTATCAAATATAAGTACCAACCTCATGGAATCAAAGATTTACCTAGATTGCCTATCTTCTTGTCTTTTAGACATGAAATCGATTAAAATACTATATGACTTGCTTTTATACTTAAACTAAAAGGAAAACTAATATGATGATTAAATTAAAGACCCGTACTGTTAATAATAGTAAAGATATTTTCGATTCCATGTCCACATGGAGAGACACGGAATTAGATTTAGAACATATTGTTCGTATAACTCATTTTACTCAAAATGAAATAGAATCAATGGGCATAGAATTGAACGAAGATACCGACGTAAAACCTAGATATATTATCGAATTAACCACCGGAACCAAATTGGTTTCCATCGTTCATCCTAGTCATAAAGAGACCTGATACTTTCAATAACCCTGTAACAATGAATCTATTGAGAAAGATTTAAAATGAAATATCTATTCCTCTTTAATACTATAAACTTAGCGGCTACGCCGGTTATTTATCAGAACTGGTATCAGCCTTACTCGGGACCGACAGTTCCAGTCGTAGTGATAGTGGTTCAAAAGGAAGTTCCTGAGGCTATTCCAAGTAAGGAACCTGCTGGTGGTCCATTTTACACTTATGTTCATCCGAAGAACTAAGGTCTGTTTTTAATCTTATCCAACCATTCCTTGGCATCCTCTTCTACTTTTAAATTCAAGGACTTAAAATTGCCAAGATGTCCAAATAAAAGATGGCAGTTTACACCATTCTTGTCGTTCTCGCATAAAACTATAAAATTGGTAGGGTCTAATTCCAATTCCGGATTCAAGTGGAACGGTTCCTTATGGTGGACTTCTAGCTTTGCCTTTCCACCACATACAGCGCAAGTAGGATGTGTAAGTAGAAATTTCTTCCTAACGGAAGGCCATTTACCAGATCTCTTAGAACCGGCTTCTTTGTGCTTTTTGTGCATTGCTTTAGTCTTCGCATCCATAATGGCTCCTTTTTGACCGGTACGTTACTAAAAATGTAACATACTAGCTAAATAAGGTACGATAAAATGTCATACCTATACATAAGATTGTACCTTATAATTCGCTATTCTCGAATAGCCAATCTAGCCGATCTGCTTGAATTACTCTAGATTGGTAAGGATCGACCTACTGTTGACTTTCTATTTTAAGTATGTTAAGATAAATATAGGGCCGAATTATTTTAGCCTATATGAAAGGTAAGTATATGAAAACAAAGACATTAGATATTGTCGCTACTATAGGTAGCGCGCTGGCTATATTAGGACTTTTGATCTTTGCCTTCATGGCAAGAGAAGTGGCTATTATGTTAGCCGTTTGTTCCACATTCATTTTTATTTCCTGGTCCGTTGTTTGGACTTTTATTATGCAGTGCGAAGGACGTTCTATTTTCGACTATTTTAGAAAAGCGCCTGAGTTAAGAATTACAGCAGATAAGTTACCTTCTATACCTCTTTCAACTGTAGACAGGTTGCAGATTATTTCAGCGGGCGGCGGCGGCGGTGGCCTGATGGAGCCAGTTATGCCTTCTGTATCGGAATATTACGGCCCAGACGAAATAAGTGGCGGCACAAGATTGCACAGTTCCACTTCGCTAGATCCTTTACCTGAGATACTAAAGAGTCTCTATAAGAGATGTGATGACCAGTTTAATATCAAAGTAGAACGTATAAAACCGTCTAAGTCTAAGAAATCAAAAGCAAAGACCAAAAAAACTGCAAGTAAGAAAGCTACAGGAAAGAAAAGGAAATAATATGAAAATACTTTTATTTAGTTTACTATCAATCACTTACGTACAGGCCGGCACTCTACATTTCCATGATTGTGTTAAAGTCCGAGATGGCTTTTACGTTGGCCAGATAGCTCGTGTTCTAGGTCAAGATAGATTCAGCTCAGAACGCTATAAATTAGTAACTAAGGACAATGTTGAATTTACTGAAATTGAATCTAACTTAAGTAAGTTAAGTCCAGCAGAATGTGATTTATGATTATATCGATAGCGTATATCACCTTCATATGGTGCGGCTATTTCTTTAACTTCGTAAGATATCTTATGAATGAATCCGTAGGAGATTAAACATGGACTGGATTACTACTCCGAAATCTCGTGGCAACTTAAGTCTATCAATTATCTTTGCGATAATACTAGGATTTGCTCTTTCTTATCATATGTCCTATAGGCATATAAGAGAAGAAATGTTATTTCACAAAGGAAGATCTGATAAATGCCCGGACGGGATTTGCCATATGAGAAAGAGAGCTTTAAATGATTAGTAAAATTAAGGATTTCGCCAATGCTCTCATCATCTTAGCTGTAGTTACTTTTGTAAGTTTATTTGAAAAGCGTAAATAAATACCCGTAAGGGTATTATAGTTCAATAAATTCAAATATTACACCTATACCGGGTATAATCTAAGTACTTTTTCGACACACCCTTGACTTTTTCATCTTAACAATGCTATAATGAAGTTGAGGTATAGGCATGAGAGATTTTTTAAATAGTATAGGCAAGGTTTCCTTAGTATCAGTTTCTATGATACTTTATTTATCATTCTTAGTCAATGTTTTTGCAGAAACTACTAAGAAACCAGATAAGATGAATCCTTATTTTATAGATAACCAACCAACTATACAAGACAAAGTCTTCATGGTATTTGGCGGTCAATCTCGTGGCACTGCCTTTTCTTATAGATCGCCAACTAGTGGCAAGTTTTATTTATTAACTAATTGGCATGTATGTTCTAGGGCGCAGAATAATGTAGTGCAAATTATTGATTCAATTAATAAAATTGAATACACAACACCCATTATTGCTCAGTTCCCAAACTGGGATCTATGTATTATAAAAAGTAAATTCCATAAAGGCTTTGAATTAGCCAACAGCAAGGAAACTAAGATTTACACTGCCGGATACCCTAGCTTCGGTACTGGCAATACTACCATGGTCCATTCTACTGGTAAAGTTCTACAAGAAGAGCTGACTTCTTTAGATCTATCTATGAAAAAAAGCAAATCTTGTCCCATTGAAGCAACCGGACGCTATATAGCTAGGAAACCAGAAAGGTCCATAGAAGTTGGCGATTTAGTTTGTGCTGTTCCAATGAGAATTACAGTAACCAACGCTTATGCTTCCCCTGGCTCTTCCGGTAGCCCTGTGTTAGATGCTCGTACTGGTAGACTGGTTGGCATCCTCAATTCTAATATAGGCGACTTATCAGGTTTTATTAGGCTATATGACCATCATAGTAAGCTTAAGACCCCTTTAAGTACGTTCTAATGATATTTGCAATTAATCCTTTACTACCGTACAAGTATATGTTATCATTATTAGTAGAAGTAGTTATGTTTCACGATACAATCTTATATGTAAGTCCCTAAAATCATTATAAAGGAAGCCCTCTAGATGAGCCATCCACCTTCAAAAGAAAAAGTGAATCTAACTAAAAAGCACGTAGAATTTGTAATGGGTGCTACTGGCATTGATAATAAACAGGAAGCTATTCAACATTTCGTCGATATCCTCAGTAAAGAAGGTATCGATGTCGATAATATAGTTATTATAATCGATAAACTTATGAAAGTACAAGAGTTTTATAGTTCATTCTAGGAATATTATGAAAATATATGGTGACGTTACTGATGAAGAAAGAAAACTAGCTGACGAACTGACTGAAATGGAGTATTTTTTTCATAATCAGCCTTTTAGTGTCTATTCTAGACGTTTGCAAGCTAAGGTCTTCATAAGTTTAGCTCATGATTGGTTTACTCTTTCCATGGACGATGAAGGTACTAGATTGATCGATAAAGCTATTGAAGTCTGCCCAGAGTATTTACAAACTTTCGTAATAGACGATATAGCAAAGGATCCAAAGTTTAAGAAAGTAATGGAACGTATTTATTTTGAATTGTCTCTTTTATTGGTTGAATTATCTGATAACATTTAGGAGTATTTATGTGCATGATATGTACTGAGTGGGAATTAGGAAAACTTACGAATCAAGAAGCTTTGAAAAATGTAGGCGAAGCTATAGAATCGACTCAGAGTCAAAAGAAGATAGAGCATCTACTTGAACTCACTGATAAGATTTTAGATAAAGACATGGCCACTAAATACGATGAGCCTTCTGAATGTTTTACTCGTGAAAGAAAAAGAACTGATCCATGGAAGTATTAAAGTTTCCTCATCCCGCACTCTTCGAGGTTTGTAAAGAAGTCACCATATTTAATGGTGAACTCGTTACGCTTTTAGACGGTATGTGGGAAACGATGGTAACTAATAACGGCATCGGATTAGCCTCCAATCAGGTTGGATTGAATTACCAAATGTTCACCATGCTTGCTCAAGACGGTTCGAAACGATACGTAATAAATCCAAAGATAGTGGAAAAGTCAGTACGAATTCTAATGTTTGAAGAAGGTTGCTTAAGCGCTCCCGGTGATTCAGTTATCACCGGAGATAGACCGGCTTGGACAAAACTTCAATATCAAAATGAATTTGGAGAATCAATCATAGAGACTTTTTTTGACATTCAATCCGTATGCGTCAATCATGAACTTGAACATTTACAAGGACTTGCATTCTTCCAGTCGAAGAATGTTCCAAAAGATATTAGAAAAGGACTTTTAAAAAAGTGGGGTCTTAAATGAGTAAGATCGATATTTATATAAAAAGATACATAGAGACTGTAAGAACAGAAAATGATAAAATGGAATTTGATGTCAAAGAAGATATGGCATTATTTCAATTCTATATGCTCCATGGATTAGATACGGATGCAGATTATCTTATGGGTTACGGAAATCCTGCTATAGACGAAGAGGGTACTAAACGCTGGTATGAGTATGGCCAACTCCACCGTGAAGACGGTCCCGCTCTTGAACGAATTAATGGAATTAAGATGTGGTTCTACAAAGGTCTCCAACACCGCACAGACGGTCCGGCCGTAATACGTCCGGATGGCAAAAAAGAATGGTGGGTAAATGACGAACTCCACCGCGAAGATGGTCCAGCTATAGAGTGTCCCAACGGAGAAGAACGCTGGCTAAGACATGGTAAATTGCATCGTGAAGATGGACCAGCAATTATTTGGAATACTGGCGACAAAGAATGGTACTTAAATGACAATCTTCACCGCGAAGATGGGCCTGCCGTTATATGGTCTGAAGGAACTGTTCAATACTTTTTAGACGATAAAGAATATACCCAAGAAGAATACGAAGGTATAATGAGAACTAAACGTTTTAATCAAAATATGTTGGATATTCTAAATGAGTAATAGATTTACAAAATCAATCGCACAAACTGCTAAAGAATTGCCAAAATATGTATTCGCAGCTACTGTGGTATTTCCTTTTGGCTCAATACTTGTAGGAGCTTGGATTCTAACGGTCGGAATCGTTAAAGCTATGAAAAGTGATCCTGAGCAAAAATAGCCGCCGCATAACCCTCTGATAATATAGTCCAATGATTATAATACTTTATATGATATAATACCTATAGATGGTCTTAGGTCAAAAGACAATCTTTAAGATAGGCTCATAGATTTCATAGGATAGGGATATGGCAGACAAAAAATTCACCGTAGATATTGGCTTTGATAAAACTGGACTCTCCGAGGGCGTTAACTACGTTAAGGATGAGTTTGCCAAGATGAATTCCCAAGTCACTGAAATGCAAGCAAAAATGTCAACCAAGCTTGAAAAAGCTGGCATGCAAGGCATTGTAACTAATCCTTATAAAAATGCAACCCAACAGGATTTAAGGGCTTTTGAAGATTCGACCAAAATGCAAGCTCAAGCTTACATGAAAACGACTCAAAACTATGAAGAGCAAGCTAAGAAAGTTAAGTCCATTAATGAACAGATCTTAAATATCGATAAAGCCAGAAATGATAATCAAAAGAAATACTCAGATCAGACCAAAAGTAAAACTAATGAAATTGAAGAAACTCAAAAGAAACTTGCCGCAATTCCAGATGATGCTAGAAAATCAACTAGTGAAGTTAAGCGTGAAAAAGAACTCCTTGAATTATTGGCTAAACACAAAAGTGAACTACAAGAAATTCAAAAGATTGAAGAAAATAGTTTAAAGACTTCTGAAAAAGAAAAGAAGCTTAAACAAGAACAACTTGAAACCGTAGAAGCTATTCAAGCAAAAGATTTTAAATCATTAAATGAACAAAGTGCGGCTATAGATAAGAATCTAAAGCAATCTGAGTTAATGAAACAGAATATGCCTGGCGCTCCCGGTGGAGCTGGAGGTCCCGGTGGCGGCGGAGGAGAAAGATTAGAAAGTACACTATCAAACATAGCTTTCATGGCTCCTATTCTAAAAGGCATCGCTGTCGTACAGGAACACATGGCCACTATGCCAGCTAGAACTGAAGCGGCAAAAGGTTCAGCGATTCAATCTACGGTTGGTGAAGCTTTAAAACAAGTCTACTCAGGTAGATCTGCTTTTGAATCTATATTTGCTGATCAAAATAAAAAAGCCGCTGATATTGCTGAAAAAACTGCAGCAGATACCAGAGATTCAGATGTGACTAGTTTAATGGCCGCAGCGGCTACTGCTGTCGCCTCCGCGCTTCCCGGTGCAGCAGCTGGAGCAGCAGTCGGCAGCGTTATTCCGGGCCTAGGAACAGCTATAGGCGGTTTTATAGGCGGTGCTACAGCAGCTGGCGGTGCCATGTTCGGAATGACCAATGAGAGACAGAGAAATCTCGGTCTAAGCGCCATACCTGGTACTGGCGGCGGTGAAGCTTATGAAGCTGGAATAGAACAGCTAAAAGGTTCCACTTATGCTCAAACAAAAGAAAGTTTAAGACAACAACATCCGGAATTACGTGCAGCTTCAGATGAATATGAACAAAACATGCAAAGAAATCTAGCCGCCCAAAGAGCTACTGGATTGGGTTTTGGAACTTTTCATGGAGCCGGAGGTTTCAGAGATGTAGTAAGCCAGTCTGGTTTTACTACTGAAGCCGGACTAGGAGCTTCGCAAAGAATTCTTGGAGCCGGAGGCTCAACCGGAGCTGCCGGAGCAGCCGGATCCGCTTTAGCACTTAGAGCTGAAAGAAATCTGAATTTAACTAATGCCCCAGAATTATTAGGCAGAGTTTCAGGCGGCATGGGAATGGGTATCGGAAAAGAATCCGATATGGCATCTAAACAAGCTTTAGAAAAAGTAATTGCTTCCGGAATGTCAATAGGTTTAGATAGTAGCAAGTTTGCAGAAGAAAGTAGACATTATGCCGAACTAGCCGCCGCAGCCGTAGCGACTTCTGGTGTGGATGTTTCTAAGCAAGGACAAGAAGAACGTGTTCTGCATACTCTAGAAAGCTTCATGACCGATAAATCACAGCTTGGCATTGAAGCTGGTAAAAAAGCTTATGATGTTTATCAAGGGATATCTTCAGCTACTACTGGCAGACAAGGTGTAATGCAATTCACTGGAATGATGTCCAGTCCTATTTTTAGTAAATTGTCCGGCCGAGATATGGCCGCCTTAGCTCAAATACCAGAAAATCAATTTACTGAATCTAATGATATAGTAAGATCTTTAGCTGCTAAAGCTAAAGTTTCCCCAGGCGCTTTGATAGATGAAAAGACTAAAGTTAACTTAAAAAGTATGAGTAGCTTTGAAGAATTTGATCAAGCTGCTAAACGAATGAAAGACTTCAGGCAAAAACAACTTGCTACTAAAGACCATCCAGAAGGAAGGAAACTAACTGCAGAAGACGTTTCAGGATTTACGGCAGATAAAAATTCCAAACAACTTCAAGATATTGGAACAATGGAAAAGGACTTAGCCATTGAATATGGTATAAAAGATCCTCGTGAATTACGTTCTCTTGCATTGAAGAAAATTAATGATGAGAAATTCGACTTAGGCAAAGCAGCTAAAGAGCAAAAAGAAGCCGAAGCCAAAATAGAACAAGCTGGGCCGACAGGTAAAATTGAAGATATTACCATGAAGCAATTAGCTGCCGACTCGTCCTTAGTATCTGATAAGTTTAGAGAGTTAGCAGTACAAATCGCCGCTATGACTGGCGCAGCTGTAGATTTCAGAACTAAAGTTGCCGAAACTGTTAAAACTCCGGGTGCATCTACTTTTCTTGAAAAGATGGGCACTCAAAGAGGTCATCAAACGCAGGCTTCACCAGGGTATTTTGGGATGTCCAAGAGCACTCCATCGGTTCCGGAGATTTAAATATTTATGGCTAATAACAAAGCTTACACTTACAATATAGCACCTATAGGAATTGCCCAGCCGCCTCTTAGCGCTGGAGCTAGCGTTCCTACTTTAAGTGTACCTAATCTCAGTGTTCCGAGTCCGTCTAGTTTACTCTCTAGCGCTTCCGTCCCGACATCTTCCGTCCCGACATCTTCTTCTGGCGAACATTACGCTATTAATCAAACTAGTCCTTCATGGGTTTTAACCTTCGTTCCTTGGAATACAAGAGTAACTTTTTCAGGGGTATCCTCATCTTCTAGTCCTTCTTCTTTAGCTTCTTCTAGTCCTTCTTCTTTAGCTTCTTTAGCTTCTTCAGCTTCGTCTTCACTAGCTAGTTCCGGAATGTCAGCGCTTTCTGCCGCGACTTCCAGTCTAACTAGCGCCTTAGGCTCTAAAACAAGTGATGTAATAGTAGTTCAGAATGATTGTGTTCAACTATCAGTTTCTACTACTAAAGGCACTTTAACTCCTTCCATGAGTGCTGTTCTAGTGATGACCGATACGAACTATGCTACAGCAATTGCACCAGGGGATTTTGTATTTGTCAATATTTTAAATTGGCAGTCTGATGCAGATAATGTCGCCGCAAATGCTACTAACAGTAAACCGATCAATGGTCCCGCTGATGGGTTTAAGGGACTATTTAAAGTTCAATCTGTAAGAACTATATTGACAACTGATCCAAATAGTGGCGTGAAAAGATTATTATTCAAAATAGATGGATTTGCTTTTACTGAATTTAATAACAGTATTTATTTCAATCAATTTATGCTCACTACCGGCGATCTTACAAATGATCTTTTATTCATAAGTAGACTTGGACCTGATTATTATCAAAAGATAAATAGCAAATCAGTTACTAGTGTTCAGACTATTATACAATTTTTAATATCTAGTTTTATAGGAACAGGAATCAAAAGCCTTAGTGGTAAAATACCAGTAGTCGCCAGTAGTCCTAATACTCATTTTTTAATGCCTCCTATCATAGGGCAATTAATGGGTATTCCAAGTGTAAAATCAGCTCAGGATATTTACGCACTATTGTTTGGCATTCAATCTTATGCGCCCGGTCTCACTCCAGGAACCTTAACTGATTTAGCGACCGGCATGAATCCAGTAGACTCATTGCTCCCATGTCCTGGAAAAACATTATTAAAGGCAGAATACTGGAATAATCAAAAAGCTTGGTCTATTATAAATCAGTATACTAACGCTCCAGTGAATGAACTATATACTTGTTTTAAGATAAGCAAGAAGTACAATACTGTTCTACCAACTGTAGTTTTTAGACAGATACCTTTTAGTACAGATGCTTTCGCATCTACAGGTATCAATTCTACTCCCTTTTTAAGTATCCCAAGATGGAAGATACATTCTTCCTTAGTAATGGAGGCGGATCTAGGAAGAGATGAAGCGGCTAGATTTAATTTCGTGCAATATTTCGGAAGAGGTACCCTAGGTGATACTGGATCTGCAGCAGCTGAAGAAATAGCTCATAAAAATTACGTAACAGATATCACTGATATTAATAGAAGTGGCCTTCGTCCTTATATTATATCTTCACAGTTTGATGAAAAACTATCAGATTCCAGTGGAATTACCGATCCCACGGCGGGCAGTTTTCAAAGTCCTTCTTGGGCTAAGATTATGGCCGATGCAGTAATGGAAGGTCATTTGAAAATGAACGGCACTCTATTATGTGCTGGAATAGTAGAACCTATTACAGTTGGCGATAATTGTGAATTTAATAACACAGTTTATCATATAGAAGCTGTTACTCACACATGTTCCGTTTCTCCTAATGACGGTAAAATTAGTTTCCGTACTCAGTTAAGTTTAAGTCACGGTGTAAATGTGGATCCAAATCAAACCAGTTTATATCCACAAATGCAAAATACTAATGCATATTCCGAAAGAATTATGGATGCAAGTAATTATCATATATTACCGGGTATCTCAGAAAGTCAATCTCCAACTGTAAGAAGTTCAGGTACTATTGATGATACAAGTACTGGCGGTAATGAATCTATTAGTTAGGAATGAAAGGTAATCAATTATGAGTAATTTTCTAGAATCTGGAGCAGTACTACCATCAGGTTTAATGGGCCATGATTCCAGTGCTATGATGGCAGGTTTTAATAAATCTTACAGAAATACATCGTTAAGAGTTGGGGTAGTTATTCAAAGTTATCCTGTATCAGATCCTAATAATCATAGCAAATTAACTAATGAATATGATGTATCGGTAATTGAACAGTATGAAAATAAAGGTATTACTAGCATTATATACAGAAACTGTATGTCCAGAGATAGTTTAGGATCAATAGCTGATTATTTAGAATTTACTATACGACCTAAAATGTCTAAAAGTACAAAAGATGACGCAATTAACTTAAGTAAACAAGACGGTGCTATAGTACTGCTTTTGTGCCTAGACGGTGTATCCGACAAGGCTATAATCATTGGAGGTCTAATACATCCAGATCGTACGACAAAATTATCAGGCACAGCGCCCCAATTATTTGGGGAATATAACGGCGTAGCCATTTCAATATCAGAAGAAGGCGCTATAAAGCTTTCTGTTTCCGGCCCTACAGACAATAAAGGTCTTCATTCAGGAACAGTTTTAACCAGTTCAGCTTCAGTGTCTTCAGATGGTACCATTGAGCTCAGTACAGATACGGCAACTATAACTATGGATCTGTTGGGCAATGTGATAATTAAAGGTGCAATCAGTGTGACTGTTGATTCCCCAGAAATCAATCTAGGTAAGGATGCGGCAGAGGCTATAGTTAAAGGAAATACTTTTAAGCAATTATTTGATTCACATTTACATCCAACTCCCATAGGTCCTTCGGGACCGCCTGTGATTCCGCTTTCACCGTCAGCTTTAAGTACTGTGTCTAGTACGAATTAAGGATTAATAATGTTACCACCTGTATCGGTATTGGCAAATAATATAAAATCTCTTAAACCTACGGCAAATAAAATGCAAGGCGTGACTGCATTCGTTTCTACTATCGCCAGTTTTATGAATCAAGTTCAAGCTTCTCCTTTAGGGACGCCTGGAATTCTTACAATGAACGAACCAGTCATGGTCTCTATTCTTATGACTCAACAGCCGGTCGCTAATTCAAGTTGGATATCAGGTTTCGCAAGTGCCTTTGAAGCCGGTCTGCTCGCCTCAGTTATAACTCCAGGAACTGTAACCAATCCAGCTTGGATTGGATCTGGCTCATTGGATATCCTCACGCTTCCATCTGGCGCTGCAACTATTGTGACTATACCTGCAGCTAAAGCGGCACTAACCGCTTCCCTCCAAATGGTTACTTCGTCGAATAGTCCACCTATGCCTTTGGCACAGGCGATACACGATGCCACTTTATTACTCCAGTTCACCTGTATTGGCTTAGGGCCTCCACCAGTTTTCCCACCGATACCTATAGTTTTATCGGCACTTTAATAACTTGACATAATCTTATCAATAGGATATAATAAAAAAAGAAGGAACTAAAATGAACAATACTATCTTCACTATTTTAGGCGCATTAATAGTATTGCTAACTTATTTCAGTCAATATAGAAGTCTATTGAAGATAGATTCAGGTGCTGTAAAATCTTGGGCCAAAGCTTTAGCTTATGTAACTATCTATCGAATAGTGATATTTTGTTTTATAAATGACATGAGTGAAGCTACCATGAATCCTATGGTAATGTCTATATCTTTGTTATCATTGATTTTTGTTGGAAGAGAAGATGCTGTTTTCAGTTTGCCTTTAGCAATATTTGATCGAATGATAGGGACAAAATGGCTGCTAAGACCAATTTACTGGTTCTTAATGGCATATTCCTCATATATTTTCGGTATGGGACACGTCTATCAAGGTGCTTTTGTAGGTTATTTAATGATGCTTTATGTTCCGATAACGAGCTATATCGGCAACAGAAAAGGCTGGGGCACTCTGTTTATAAACCATGCACTATACGATATAAGTACGCTTGTATTTTTAAAAGCATTAGCCGGTCTTTTCTAAGAAACTACGAAAACTCCAGCGCCTTCAAGAGCAATATAACTTTGAAGTATATATCTGTGTTTATCTCCTAATATTTCAGTATCTTGAAAGTCAACAGATATTAAATGCGAAGCGTCCATAAGCTCTTCAATGAAACAGCTGCCACTGTGAGGTATACCGCAATTTACGGTTTTATCAGTATAAGATAGTAAAGAAACGCTAACTTCCCTGTAAAGTTGTGAATCATCAAGGTAATCTACTAACTCCATTAAATCGTCATAAGCTGTCCAGCTTTCGCCTTCTCTTATATAAAGCTTGTTTAGGACTTGTTCTATTTTGCTCTTATTCGATTCAGTCAGCATACTATTCCTATGGATTATAAGTACTTATGATATAGTAATCTATACTTCTTAGGGTGTCTATATAATATTATATCATAGAATATTGACCGCAATCTTTATATAAAGAGGATTTACAGCTCATGGCTAGCCCGTTTGATCTCATAGCAGGTACAATAGCAAACGCCGAGGCTGCAGAGCCAGCTAAATACCCATGGTCTGGGGTTAATAGCCCCTTTTTCAATGCTATCAGTATACCAGATGCAAATTGGGATAAACTTTTCCCTTATAGACTCATAGTATATGATGTAACCGCTGGTGCAATTGCTTCTTCACCAAGTGGAAGTGGCCCAGGATTGTCTTTAGGTTCTACGCCGCCGTTAGGCGGTGGTTCCATAATAGCAGGCGCTACAAGTCTATTAAACAGCTTGACCGGTACCGGTGCCGCTCCTGCAAGTAGTTCTATAATAAGTTTCACTCCAGTTCAGTCCCAGTGGATTTTTACCCTACCTATTACTCCGCAACAATTGAGTATTGCTGATCAGTACTCTATCAGTACTACTGCGACCTTAAATGGTGTTATGGAAGAACATTCGGGCTTAAGATTCAAAATGATCACCGCTTCTGGTTCTATGGGTGTTTGGCCCTATAGGCAATCAGTAGTCGCGCCACCTCAGTCTCCAAGTTTGCTCGGTACACTATTTGGTGGAACTTTAAATGCTGTAAAAAGCACCATAAGTAGCGTACAAGGATTAGTTAATACGTTTAATACAGGAAATCCCAATAGTCCACCTCCACCTAGAAGACCTGGAAGTAATAATGAAGGCTTTGGAAGTACTGGCTTTTATATGGCCCAGGCTTTGCAGCAATTTTTGGAACAATATGCAGAAGCAAAAAGAAATCCTGCTAATGCTGGATGGCGTCTCGTATTCGATATCCCAAAACAAAAACAATCACTAGTTGTCACTCCCCTGCAGTTTACATGGCAACAATCGGCTAATAAAGCGCTTGAAGTGATGTATACTCTGCAATTTAAAGCGTGGAGACGAATTGATTTAACCAATCTAAAGCTATCATCAAGCGCTGTTAGTCCTTCCTCATTTCAGTTGACTTCGAACTTTTTACAAAGAGCATTAGCGGTTATTACTCAGGCAAGAAAAGTAATGGCTACATTAAATAGTTTAATTGGAGCAGTTACAAGTGATGTAGAAGCGCCTCTTAATGCTTTGAAACAAATGAGATTATTTGTCAATGATTCCCTGGGAGTCGTACAGACAATTGCTGATTTTCCTACTCAAATTCAAAAAGACTATAGCGCAGCTTGGGCTGACTTTCTAGGTAAGACACCTCCATCTTCTTTGCCTAGTTCAGTTACTAGCGATCCGGCTTCTATAAAGGCTTTTAATGCCATACGTAATAATGCAATTCCAAATGAAGGTTTACCTACCTCATCTGTTACTCCAACAGCAGCAGGAGGCTCCAATCCTGGTAACGGAGGTGGAAATCCAGTAAGTAAATATAGTTTTTATCCAAAAAATAATGTAGGTGCAAATTTCAGCGGCCAACTTGGTACTTCGGCAGCTATAGCGCAGGCCCTTAGTCCAGTAACCCAAATAGCAAATAATGTAGATAATTATTTCAATTTAATTAGTCAAGTTCCGGTAACTTCTTTAGTATTAAATACAGCGCAACAGGCTCAATTAACTAATCAAATTCAAGCAGTTAGACAATTAACTATAAAAGATTTTAAGAACTTCCAAACTACACTTGCAAATACTGCTTCACTCTTAGCTAATAGTTTTGGAGCCGGTAGTTCTTACGTAAGTTTTGTTTACGGAACTCCAGCACCTACACCTAGAACTCAGCCAATGACTTTAGATGAATTTAGTATTTTAACATCACTGTATGATGTAATACAAGTTCTAGGACAAATGACTTCAACTACTCAAATTGATGATCAGCAAACCCAAACTAGTTTACAATATGTCGCTGGATTGGCTGCGACTTCGAATATAGAATTCCAGATTTCCAATAGCAAATTCCTTGCCCCCGTTCCTCATGGTTTAACCATGGAAGGAATTGCAATGAGATATCTAGGAGATGCGCAGAGATGGCTTGAAATTGCTACGTTAAATAACTTAAGAGAACCTTATATTGATGAATCGGGATTTCAATTACCGCTTTTATCCAATGCTAGCGGTAGACAAGTAACGGTTTCCAGCGAGTATGATTTATATTTGGGCGATATCGTTAGCCTTTATAGTACTACCCAAGTATTCACAGCAAGAGCTATTTTAGGTATAGATAAATTATCCGATACTAATTTCTTGTTGACTTTAGATGGTCCAGCAAATCTAGATAATTTCCTGACCGCTGATGGTGCTTATTTACAAGCTTATTTACCAGGCACAGTTAATTCCCAACAAACTATATTCATACCAAGTAATTTACCGCCTTCTCCAGTTCCTTCTATATTGACGCCAGCTGTTACTTTATCAGATCCTCTTACCGGACTTAGTCAGGTAGATTTTGTTTTATCTGACTCTGGCGATATTGCTATAGATCAATACGGAAATTTCAGATTGAGCTACGGCCTTAATAATCTGATTCAGGCTATCAAGATAAAATTAGGAACTTCTAAAGGTAAATGGTTACTACATCCATCCTTCGGATTAGGAATAGCGCCAGGTAACTCTATCGCCGATCTCGATGTAACTGTAATATATCAAGAAATCAATGGACTTATAATTCAAGATCCTAGATTTCAGCAAGTAGTCAGCTTACAGGTTAGTCTCCAAGGTCCTGTATTGTTTATCAGCATGGCTATATCTATTGTCAATTCAATAGGTCTACTACCCATAAACTTTATTGTTTCAGCACTTTAGCAGATATGATATAGTAATAAGATAACCTCAATCTTATAGAGTAGGGATATCATAACTTGTCCGGAGAATATAATGGCTTCATCCGATCTTCCAAACCCACAATCTTACGATTCGATCTTAGGCGATCTCCTTTCCACTTATGCGGCTAAGACTGGAATTAACGATTTTAACATCGGAAGTGCCGTTACGTCATTTTTTGAAACAGTAGCTCTTACTGCGGCTCGCTCGTCCGGTGATATATTCCAAATCCTTAATGATTTCAGCATTGACCGTGCTACCGGTAGCGCGCTACAACGTCTAGCTGCCGAAAACGGTGTTACTCCTATAGTAGCTACTCCGGCGACCGGTTTAGTAAGTATTATCGACACTAGTTTTACAAAGATCTTCACTCTAATTTATGCCGGTACTACTCCTCCGAATATCGGAACTGTAACACTCAATATCAGTAACGGCGCTTCTTTTCCAGCCACCGGATCAGTCTACATTGGTCGCGGTACCCCTGATATAGAAGGCCCATTGCCTTATACTTCTGTAGTACCTACGGGTGGTTACTATGTAATGACTCTTTCCACTCCCACGTCTAAGTACCATAACTTAGGCGAATCCGTCATTCTGTCCCAGGGTAATCTCAGAACCATCGGTTCTGGAACTACCATAATAGCTCCATCTGTTGGCGCAAACGCAGATATCCAATATACTACAACTTCAATTGCTTACATATTAGACGGCGAAACTGAAGTCGATAACGTACCTATCGTAGCCGTTTTACCAGGTTCTACTGGAAATGCTCCAATTGGCGCGATCAATCAATTTGCCTCAGTACCGTTTTCCGGAGCTACTGTATTTAACCCATCCTCTATCACTAGCGGAGCGGATACTGAGACTGACGATCAGTTAAGAACTACCATTAAAGCTAAGCTAGCATCCACAGGGCTAGGAACCGCTACGGCGATTGAAGCCGCTGTGATCGGTGCTACAGCGCCAGATGAGCAAGCAACTATCACCAGTAGTAATATCATTACAACTACCAATAATGCTACTTTAGTAATCGACAATGGCACCGGATATGAAGAAAAATCCGCTGGCGTCGCAATCGAACCGATCGTTAACAGTGCATTAGGCGGTGAAAGATTCTTCCAATTAGGCACTGGAGGAACACAGGCTCCGGTAGCTAAAGCTTTTCTTCAATCTACATTAGCTTCTCCATTTGATATAATCGGCGGAGATACTTTAGCTATTACTGTTGGCGAAATTACCTATCAGCATGTATTTGCTAATAGCGATTTCCTTGCCCCAGGTGCAGCTACGGCTTACGAAATTACAGCTAGTGTTAACGCTGATGCAGCATTAGGCTTTGAAGCTTTAACGGCTGGTAGTGGTACTTACGTAGTGTTCAGAGCTATTGCTCAAACTGAAGATTCTTTACAAATAGAACTACCAACTACATCCGGACGTAATGCTTCTGTTCTATTAGGTCTTTCTTCTAGTGAAATTGAAACCTTAAGATTATACAAAAATAATCTACCATTAAGTAAAGATGGAACTACTGCTACTGTAAGTACCCAGGCTCAGAGCCTTTGGTCCAATACTATTGCTCAAGGCGATACTTTAACTTTATCGGTAGATGGAACCGCTCCAATTACTTATACATTTATGAATATAGATTTCATAAATACTGGTTCCTATGTAACAGTCGCGGCTTCTAATTCATTAGCTGCTTGGGCCGCTGTATTCAATTATAAATTGACCGGTGTAACCGCCGAGGTCGTAGGAACTCAAATACAATTAACCAGCAATCTAGGTATCAGCACTAGAGCTCAAGTAGTGATTAGTTCATCCTCAACTTTAGTAACAAAAGGGATGTTCTCAGTTGCTCTAGGCTTATCTTCGACTGGAACTACTTCAGATTATACATTAGATAGAAATACTGCACAGTTCTCATTAAATGTAGCTTTAAGTCCAGGAGATCTTCTAAGCGCCGGTACTGCTTCTACAGAAGGTTCGGTGATCAGCGGTTTGATTTCCAGTGGTAGTATAGCTCCAACTGCTAGTGGCCATTTTTGGGTATTAATCGATGATCCAACAGTAATTATTCACACAGGAGTTGCCGCTAATACTACTCTTACGGTTTCTACTCCATCGACTAATATAGTTCAATATACTTCTTCAGTATCAGGTGCGTTTACCAATGTTTTGGCCGGAGATTATCTAATTATCTGGTCACCACAGTTAAATGCATTTAATCAATTAGAAGGTCGAGTACATTATGTCGATCCTTCCTTTGATTATGTTCAACTTTTAGTCACTGCAGCTGAATACGCTCTAGTAGTTCCGCAAGCAGTTACTTTTACTCAAGGATTTGTAGTTTCCAGGAATAGTAGAACACCTCAGAAATTTAAGATAGTATCCGGAAGTCAATCTTTAGATCAGATTGCGCAAGCTTTACAATTGCAAACAGAAGAAATAACATTCTCTGTACAATTAGAACAATATATAGTTATAACAACTAATACCGCAGATCTCACTGGCAGTATTACAGTGATCACTGCCGATGCACAAGGTCAGCTGCTTAACCTCCCTACTGGTTCTACGGGAATCAGTACAACCTCATTAATAGCTTCCTACGATAACGGTTTAACTGAAGCTAGTTTACCTTTATTCTTCCACACAACATTTGCTTCTGGTGTTTATGCAAATCCGATAGATAGTTTCATACAGTCCTTTGATTCCTCCTTATCATTAGCTTCATTTGACCCGAACTATTTGGTTTCCATACTGCAACCGTACGGTTCGGCTTATGACGCACAACCTTATGCTGAATATACTCAAATAAGTTCAATAACTGGCGGAACTACAGTAGATATTAACAATTACCTAGCGATTACTAGCGATAATCCAGACATGAGGAGATTCAGGACGGTTGATAGATTCTTCTTAGCTAATCCTCTAGATTTTGGTTATAACGATACTTTAGTTGCTACCCTAGACAGCAATCTGATTTCAGAAACATATACGATTCCTCTTTACAGAACTGCAACTACTAATACAACCGATTCTTCGAATCCTAATAATTTCAATGCTTACGATACAGCCGCTGGAGCTACTTCTAGCTTTACTGCTTCGTTCGGAACCTCCTTTGATTTCTCCAACTTCAAAGTTTTAATGCAAGCTAAGAAAGTATTGAAGCCTAGTCCTACCAAGACTGCTATATTATATCGATCTGTTCCATGGGGTCGAAGTGGCGAATCTGTTTCTGTAAGTTATATATATCCAGCTCTAGCCAATAGTCCTATCACTAGTTCGGTTACTTCGACTTCAAATGTTAATATTCAAATTTCCCTGCAAAGCGGTGTTGCAGATACGACTTCCATTGACGGCACTACACAATGGAATGTAACGTCTACACCTAATACTCCAAGCGCCGGTATTGATCAGGTCACTTACACTTGGAACACTGTAGGATCGGCGCCGAATTTAACGCTATCTGGTGGCGAATATGTTAATATTTCCACACAAACAGGATTTAGTTCAGCTAACCAAGGCGTGTTTAGAGTATCTACGCAGGCAGGATTTGCTCCTACTTCTACTTCATTTACTATACAACGGGCAACTAACTCTGAAGTTGTAGAATCAAATAAACAGACTCTAGTACCTAATGGTATTCAATTCTATGAAGCAAGTCCTACGACTGCGGCTCAAATAGTTACGTACGTAAACGCTAATCTAGCTTCCTACATAACTGCTACTTTAGCGTTAGATGGCGATCTTTCTGGCTCAGGAGTAATAGTTTTAAGTACTTATCAAGACAGTGGATTTACTTACAGTTCCATATCATTACAAGATGGTCTTAATTGGATTTACAGTAGCAATATCTCCGGTAGTCCGCAGTTCGTATTGAAACGTCCCTTGTCCTTACCGACTGATATAGGCTACGCCTTCAATAATGGCGAAGTTCTCCAATTAATCCCTACTACTATTGATCAAGTATCGCGATTTACCAATGTATTAGCAGTAACCGGTTTTACCTCAGGCGGTCTAATAGAATCCGCAGATCGCGGCACTAAGTTAGCTTTATCAACAGATACGATTGGAAGCGCCGGTTCTATACAAATATTCGGCGGTTTAGCTAATGGATATCAAACACCAGTCCTAGGTTCGGCTGCGAATCTTAATAATCAGTATTGTCAAATTTCAGCAAGCATTCCCGCTTCAGCTGGAATATTAAGCGACCAGTGGTTCCGTTTAGCTGCAACAATTGCTCAAACAAAGAAGACGCTTTTTGGATCTAATACCAGTATCAGTCTTTATCCAAATACTCCAATTGCAAATGAAACTACAGTAACTCTACTCAATAGACTGCCGACTCAACGGTATTTTGGAAAACCAAGAGCCAATGTGAGAGTACGTGGATTAACTTTTAAGATCGAAAATCAAGGTAGTCTAGCTTGTTTAAGCTGGAACGGAATCGGAACTAGTCCAGACTTCTTACAGTCTCCATTGAATTTCAATGACAGCGGAGGTGGTACGGTATCAGTTTCTTTAGTTACCAATTCGCAAGATTCTATTTACACCATTTTGACTGGCAATGCTAATTTCACTGAGCTATCTATTGGCGATTTATTAACCGTATCAGGACTTCCAACGACAAGTAATAACGGTACTTTCTTAGTTACCGGCGTATCCGATAATGGATTAACCGCACAAGTTCTAAATCCTTTAGCTGCAGTTCAATCTAGTGTATCATTTGTATCTGGACAATTTATCGCTACTAGTGGAGTATCGGAAGGGGATAATATCACAATATCTGCTCCTTTTTCTCCATTGAATCAAGGTCAGTTCAGAGTGATACGAGAATTCAACAACAGTGTGTGGTACGAAAATGTCGATGTTGTAAATGAAGACGTTACTTTGCCAGATAATCTTATAAGTCTAGGTTTTGATTCTACAACTTCCTTTAATGTTGATGCTTCTGAACATACTTTAAAATTAAGCTGGAATGGAACAGGCACTGAACCCCTTCTTGGTAATGCTAACATGGGTGATGTAGTTACTTTTGGAACGGCTTTCGCTTCCGCAAACCAAGGTAACTTCATGGTATTTAGTTCCGGTGCTAAATTGCAACAAATCAGCCAATTCAGTATGCCTTCAGGCTCTGCTTTTACGTTAAGTACTGCAGGTCAATATTTCTTCATTAACAATGCCGGTAACGTCAACATGTATTACGTATGGTTCAATGTAAATGGAACTAATACCGATCCAGTTCCATTTGGCTATACGGGCATCGAAGTAGCTATTCTAAATGGTGATAATTCTACTCAAGTAGCTACGAAAACTGCTATAGCAATCAATACTTCAATCGGTATAACTGCTGTTTCTTCAGGTTTAATCGTCACAACTACAACTACAGGTTATAATTTAACTACTGATCCTTCAAATTTTAACATGCCTTCATTTTTCTCTATCCTTGTATTACAAGAAGGACGAGCAACATATTTGAATTGTATAAATCCAGCTGCTGTAACGCAAGCTTCAGTTTTAGTGACTTCAGGCGTACTGGAATGTGATAGGCCTCAGATATTATTCTCTGAATATGACGTAACTCAACCAGGCGATATATTTACGGTTACTGGCAGTACTTTAAGCTTAGCCAATGCAGGCACTTATACTGTTGTTCAAGTTCTAGATAGAGATCACGCAATAGTAAAAGGTAACATGGTTCAAGTTTTAAATGCTAGCTTAAATAACGCAACTACTTCTGTATATGTAGTTGAACAAACACCTTATACTGCTTATAAGAAGACTAAGTTAATATCAGCACAACCAGGTTCGACAACTCAGAATCTCATAGCATTTTATGGTTTTGCTCAGTATGATAAAATTAACAATAGTGCAGGTGTTGCTCTAACATCATTAGGAAAACTAGACTATCCAACTACTATCCAAATTGGATTAGATAGCTATAGATATAATACTGGATTAATTGCTGAAGCTAACAGGATAGTATACGGTGATCCTAGAGACAGTTTTACCTACCCAGGCGTGAGTGCAGCTGGTGCCGATATTTTCATAAGAGCTCCTCTAGCTTTAAGAGTGCAAGTGTCAATCGATATCAGAACAGCTACAGGTGTACCGTTCTCGAATATCGTAACTCAAATTCGCTCGCAAGTCAGCTCCTTGGTAAACAGTAATCCAATTGGACAAGCAATTGCTATTAGCAGTATCGTAGCAGTAGTTAGTGAAATTCCAGGTATCATATCAGTATCGATTGCTAATCCAAATTATAGTACCACTAACGATCTTATAGCTGTACCACCAATGTCTAAGACTTTAATTATTAATCCTACCACCGATATCGGTGTAACCTTAATAACTGGATAATCACATGTCTGTAACTACCGTTCAGCAAGAATATACCAGGCTTAGAAGTTATCTAAATCCTTACATTAAAGGGAAAAATACCGACGCCATCCTTTACGCTCTGGCTACGGCGATGTCCACTTATCTTGTAAATCAAGCAGCAGCAGTTAACGATTCAATGTATATAGTATCCGCTCAAGCTCAATATCTAGACGAGCTTTTAGCTGCAAGCGGGATTACTAGACCGGACAATGTCGGCCTATCCGATGATATTTATAGCAGTCTTGGTATATCTGTTAAGAATAGAAAACAAGTCAGAGATCTTTTAAACGTCATCCTAGATGACTTATTTGGCGATCTCTACACCAAAGCAAATGTATCATCATTGAATGTGGAACCTTATAATTTAATGAATGGGGATGATTTAATCATAAACTTTGATGAAAATCATACTTCTACAATTACTTTCACGACATCCCAATTTCAAGATATTGCCGCTGCTCTCGCGCAAGAAGTAGCCGATGCTATTACTAAACAACTCCGTGCTAAAGGGCAAACTGGCACTGCAGTTGTAGGTAATAATGGAAATGGAAATTTCATACAAATATTCAGCGATACAATTGGACCAGCCTCTTCTGTTACTGTAATGGGTGGAAGTGCTCAGAATGATTTTATATTCCCAGAAATAGTTCCGGCTGGCGGCAACATGTCCACTCAATGGACTATAACTAACCAAAACGGCGGACTACTAAGATTTACTTGGTCCGGTGGTTCTGACCCTAGGATTGGAAAATTGCAGGCCGGTTATTATGTTAATATTTTCGGCGGTGGTTTTACTTCTTCTTCAAATGAAGGTAGTTATACTATAGTAAAAATGCAAGGTGGCACTGTAAATATTGCTTATTTCGAAATCAATAACCCACTCGGTACAACTGGTATTGTAGTAGAAGGCGTTGATAATGCAGTACTTTTTTATAATCCTGTAAAGTCTATTTTAAATAATCAGAATCTATATGCCGCACTATATCAAGTACAGGCTAACACATTGCAGATATTCTTGCCAGCTTCAACGCAAATAGTAAGAAGATCTAGAGAGGGTGCAGCTTTTATTCAGGATGGTCAGCCTTCATCTCCTGGACAATATGGACCTTATATTTACAATATTCAGCAATCTTTCACTATAGGTGCTTACGAAACTACGCTGAATGAGAATTTGAATTCCATTTCCCCTAAAGTTATACAAGTAGCGAATTCCTCATCGTTCCCGAATTCTTTCGGGTATTTAGTTTTAGATTACGGTTCAGAAAATCAAGAAGGCCCCATTCCTTATATAGCGACTCCTTCTAGCTCTACTATACTGATAAGTCCGGCCTACACAATACAGCAACAGCACTTTGTTGGTGCTAATGTGAATTTTATATCTTCAGATGCTCCAGTTGTGATAACAACGGATGGATCTGATTACCCATTCTACAT